GAACACTAAGAGATTCGATTAGGATTCTAGAAGTGAATGATGATGGTGTAGAAGTTGGAAGTGATGTTCCCTACGCTCACTTTGTAGAATATGGCACTGAGAAAATGTCACCAAGAGCATTTCTAAGAAGGGCTGTGAGGGAGGTGGTACAATGAGCTCAGATACGCTTCTGACGGCCGTATATACCGCTACCAACGCAATTATACCTACCTTTAGGCACTTGGCCCCACAGGACACGGAAAGACCCTATGCGGTTCTCAACATTCTACCGAATTCAATATACAGATGTTTTGAGAGAGGAGAGACCTTCCAGAGAATGAGCTTGCAGGTTACACTGTGGTATGATTGGGAACAAGATGATACAAGAGCAAGGTCAGTTTCACATGCCATAGAATGTCTTCTGGATATGCAGACAATGGGAGGAATATTGCTTCGTGAAGAGGGTACTCCTGGATTCTTTGTTATAGATGGAGGTAAGGGAAGAAGAGCCCTTCAGATCGTACAGAATTATGTATATGAAGAAGAAAGGGGATTGCTAACTGTTCTCTATACTGTGTCTGGAGCTGGGAATGCGACTTGTAATGGAGGTTATCATCGGTTCTATATAAGTGATGATGTGCCTTCATATAAGCATGTGACTGAAAATATGTATCTATATAGAATAGGTACTGAACCGACTGCCACATGGATTATCAACGAAGTGCATGGAGAGGAAACTACTCCTGGATATTATAAGGTTGATGCAGGAGATACTCCCTTTCTTGGTCTGTATGAGGTTGGAGATTATGCAGCTCCTGCTGGAACTGTTGCTTGATTTAATAGAATGAAAGGAATGTCTAATGGCTGCTATTAGTGGATTAGATGGTGCAGTGGCGCATGCTTGCGGAATTGTCACAAAAGTAAATGGATGGTCTGCGGACTTGGATGCTCTAGAACAGGACATCACATCTTTTGATGATGCCAATACAGATGGGCATCAGCGGTTGATGATACCTGTGGCGGAAGAAGATGATTTGCTGAAGGGATGTTCTGGCACATATCGTTGTCCCTTGTCAGTTCCGGCTGCTGCAATTGTCACGGCTGGAGCAAATCTCTATGATGTCAACATTGAACAATGGATGTTCTGGTCACGCTGCACTCCTCACGAAACAACTCCATTGGGCGCAGCTTGGAGAACATATAAGCCTGGAATCATCTCTAGTGGTTGTAGCGTGAGGAGTTGGATTGATGACACAGAACCACTCGTTGTTCCTGGGGAAGTGCTGACTGTGGATTTAGTGTTGAATGCGAATGCAGCAGATAAGATTACCTTTCCATCTGTTGACAGTGCGGCTCTCTGTGTGGGAGTGTCAGGTGCAGTGGAGATAGATGGCTCAGCACGGTTGTTGGATCTTGCATACATGGCAGCCAGTCCTCCTACTCCCGCAGGGATATTTGTGCTGGCGGGTGGAGCATGTCAGCTCACATTGACAGCGCACACTGGACGCACCTACACCGCATCAGATGCTATCGTTACTTCTGTGTTGATTCGTGTGAATCGTAGGGAAGGTGTGGGAGAAATTGAATGCGGATTTGTTGTTAATGGCTCTGTAGTTCCTGCATAAAAATAAGGAGTGGAATATGAGCGATCTACAGGAGATGCTTAGTTTTGAATTAGATGGAAAGCAGAGGAAGGCACAACGGGTGAGAATCTCTGATATTGGAGCTGTGAGAGAAGCTATTCGCTATGAGCGAAGGCAGGCTGCTCTTGGTGTAAGTCCAGAGGCAATGGGTGTTCTGTTGGCGCAGCCTGTCAAAGAAAGTGAGTTGTGGGACTATATTATGTCTGCAACTGGCACAGCTCTTCTCTTGTTTAATTGTGTGAACAGAGTAGATCAGACATTTACCAGAGAGATGGCAGAGAAAATGGTGATGGAAGGACATGAATTTGTGATGAGGCTCTTTGTAGAGAGTCATCTTATAAACCCTACGAAGCCGAAAGATTCTTCGAAGAACTCATCTCCCTCGAAGTGACTCCGGAAGAAGCTAGAAGATTTAGTTTGGTTGATGCGGAGCTTTACATCAAAGCCAGAAAGGCGAAGAACAATGTCCCCTGAATCCATAGGAGAAGTTACTGTTCGTATCAAACCCGACTGGTCACAGTGGGATAGAGAGATGCAACAGAAAACTAGAAGACCCGGAGTAGGCGGAATAGGAAGGGGTGGAGGTGGTTTTCTAAGAACTGCGGCAGCAGTAGGGATTGGAACAGGATTGGGAGTGAGTGGATTTAGTGAAAGCATAAGAGCAGCATTGAACGCTGGAGCTAGAATGGGTCGCAGAGCAGGGCGAGGAGATGTGCCACGAAGTCTTCTCGAAACTCTTACAGGAAGAGGAATTGGGGGAGGAAGAAGGGGAGAAATTGGAATAATGGAGGCCCGTCCTCATGGGATGGAACAAAGACTCATAAGTGAAATGAGTGCACGAGGAATGATTGCTGCTGGAGGTTCTGAGAGTGGTCACTTGGGTTTTCTTGGCGGTGTAGGATCTCAGATGAGGCTGAGACCAGGAATGGGAGGCAGACTCTCAAGATTGACGAATTGGAGAAGAGATGTATTATCTGGGGCGTTATCCTTCCGTGGAGGAAGAATTACTAGAGGTTTATCTGCTCTTGGAGAACAGGTGGGAAGGATCCCGGTTGTTGGAGGTATGGCTACGAGGGCAGCGGGCATGATTGGAGGAGGCGCAGCAACGACGGGAGTCTTGGCTCTTGGGGCTGCTGCTCTACTTGCAGCAAAACAAGCGGCAAAGATGACAAACGCTCAGATTAAATTGACCGAAGAGTTTGTGAAGGCAAGGAAGACATATCGGATAGGCGCTGCATATGGAATGGGCCTTCAACCTACGTCTTTGGGAGGAATACAGACTGCACTGGCTGCGACAAAAGGAAGAATAGGACAAGATTTGATTGCTCGTCAGATTGAAGAAAAGAGATTAGAAAGAGAAGAGCGTTGGCGTCGCACTGGGAAGGGGATAATGGGCACTACGGTTGTGTCAGAACTTGGAGCTGGTCCAAAGACATTGTGGGAAGGGATAAAGTCTGGTTGGCGTTCATTTAAGGGAGCCCTTGGAGGAGTTGCACTTTGGGGGACAGGTATTTCTCCGAAGGTGATTGAGGAAGAAACAGAGGCTCAACGGAAACAGTCTTTTCGAGAAAGTGTAGAGGCTAGAAGGAAACGAAAGTTGCTCGAACGCATGTTCCCTATGCTCCAGCATGAATACGCTAGAGGAACTGCTATTGAGGGAATGGCTGCTCCTGCGGGGGCGGTAGCCATTGCTACTCCTTCAAATCCATTTCACAGAGAGCTGATAGCTAAGATAGATGAAGCTATTGATTCTATAAATCGTCTTGGAAAACTCCCATAAGGAGGTATCAATGGCTGAGGAATGGCATTATCCGTTCAAAAACGAGCCTTATGATGGTACTTATAATAGAGCCACGATGACATACCGGTGGAGGAGAAGATATGTAGTGACAGGAGTTACTGGTCTTCCTGTGCCTGCACTGCTTCGGAGAGCTCCAGGAGCTTCCACTTATACGCGCTATGTAGTGTTCTCTCATCCAACATATCGTATGTACGAAGGCATAGCAGGAGGTCTTATAGGATACAGGAATGTGTATTGCTATCCTGTATCATTGAATGTAGTGAATCAACCTGCTAAGGACTGCCTAGAAGTAGACGTAGAATATACTGGAAGAGTATGCGGCACACATGGACTTATGTCTCGCACACAAATGGCTTCGGAGATAAGATATGAAAGTCTTGAGCCTGATGGAGATGGGAAGTATAAAGGCATTGGTGTGGAATTTGAGGGAGTACCTGTGGATGTACCGATGGTCATTCACACTGCCACGCACGTTATGGACTATGGAGATTATCACACAATAGCGAATGTTGAGGACATTATCGCAGGATCTGTGAATGAACAGGGATGGGAAGCGCCTTGGGGATATACATATGATGAAGGCCAAGTCATCTACCTTGGGCCACAGCAGGCTGTGTTGGACAGAGACACACAAACAGTCATGGTTCAACATGTCTTTGCTAGAATGCAAAATCGTAAAGACCAGCATATCTTCAGATGGCGTGAGTATGAACAAACGCTGAGTGATGAAGGTCAGAAGATTAGGAAATACAAATCTGGTCCTATGGAGGAAGCAAAGATTCTAAAGATTGCAGGAAAAGATAAGTGGTGGGATGATACCACTGATATCCCTGAGTTTGCTAGCATTGGCCTAGAGCCACCTATTATGTGATGGAGGATTGGGATGGCACTCGCAAGTAGAAAGTTCGTAGAAAAGAAAGAAAAGGATGCTAGGGTTGCGGCTAGTGTTCGGGTAAGTGGGGGTAGAGGTGTCGGTGCGGGTCTCGGTCAATCCTTGTCTATTCCACTCCAGAAAATAATGCAGAGTGGAACTATTGTTATGGCATATCAGGGGAGTTGGCCCAATCCTGTGGTTGGAGGAAAAGAACAGTTTGTTCAGGCGTTTCAATATGTGTCTGTCACATGCGAACCAGAGAATGACAATGTCCAATTCAACCCCACAGACGCTTCAATCACAAGGTACTGGCGAACAGGATATACTGGAAGCGGAGCTGCACTTGGAATTACCCTTGAGTCCGCCAGAGGAAGATATCATGCTATCCCTGTCAAACTCATGGGCATGGCGTTTCTCTGGGTTGAATCAGATGAGAACCTAAAGCCAGGAGAGAGGGTCGGGAGTCAAACTGCTGTTCAAGGTGTAGGAAATGCTATTTATGACCACCTTGGTCCTTCAGTGCTTGTGCGCAAGCTCGACTATGAAGACCCTCTTGAGGAGAACCGAGAACTCTGGCTTGTGAGACATACCTGTCTGCGGGGTGATTGTATAATGATTCATAAGCCCTCAACAGGGAAGTGGAGGATAGCAAAGACTGTGTTGTTTGACTATGATTCGTTTGAACTGAGTCGAACGTCAGACCCTTGTGAAGTTGTGGTAAGTGTGAGGTCATAAGATGCACTGGATTACAGGATATTATCCCGGTGAAGACTGGTGGAAACTCGCTCCTAATGCTGATTATGCGGCTAGATGGCCTACTGGATACTACTCATTCGACCCTGCTACGGGAATTACATGGCATCAAAACACATGCTCCATGGAACTTGGAGCAGGGGTAGATTGGTGTGACTTGGGAGATGATGTGATTGTTATAGGACAGTCTGAGGCATCCCTTCCTACTTCTACAACTCCAACACCTACAACAACTCCCGTGCCTACTACTTCCGCTCCTTCTACATTAGCTCCTTCAACTGTTCAGGCGAGCACTGTGCCTTGGACATCTGTGTTGCCCTTTACTCCTGGCCCAACTACTACTTCAATTCCCACTACAACTCCAATTCCAACCACTACTCCAATTCCAACTACAACTCCAATTCCAACCACTACAGAGCCAATTATCACAACCACTACAGAGGAGCCTGCTGTTGGAGATCCATGTTGTGGGGATTGTTATTGTCAGAATTCTGGTTATGGGACCTATAATGCTCCGTGTATGGAAGCTCCTATGGGAGCTACCTGCACTGCGACTGGCTGTGGATCATACTTTCCTACCGATTTGTGTAGTTATATTGAGACTACGAAGAAATGTACACCTCCTCGTGGTAAGTATTGTACAACAGATTGCGACAGTCATGGCGATGATCCAGATTTGCGTATCTACGATTATGTTTCAGATAACTGTGGAGAAGGACCATGAAACCTCCATGTCCTTATGAGAGAAATCGACGAACAGATGGTCAGGGTATAGTAGGATGTTCGCTCTTATCAGCGGCTTGCGGCTTTGGAGTTGCTAACGCTATTAGCCTGTGTGATTTCTGTATGAATAGCCCCGCATGGGAGAAGAAAGACTTATTGCAGGAGCCATATACGGTAGACCAAGCAATAGAATTGATTAACTCCATACCAGTCTTAAGACATATTTACAAACAGACATTATGTAATCGTCTCATTGCTGGGAATAGCAGAACAACCTATGCTCATATGATTGATGTGCCCACCGTAGCAGCGCGGTTCAAGACGATAGCTACGGAGGAAGAACGAAGAGAAGTTGTGAAGAAGGCGATTGAGTCCCAGTGTGTTCTTCCAGAACATTATGGCCGTTCTTCATTCACAATCTATGCTGACTTGGTAGAGCTTGAGAATGGATTAGAAGTAAGGGGAGTTTTGTCTGACGAAGGAATCAGAAACGTAGAGGATGTGGAAACACAGCAATGGCTGCATGATGAATTGGGTCCAGATAGACCTTGTCAAAGTTGTAGATAAACAGTGGACAAACTCTCTAGGAGGAACGTGATGAATGGGACATTTGGAAAAATTATGTTTGCAGGTATGATGAGTGGAGTGCTGTTTGTTTCTAGCTTTGCTCTGACTAATTCTAGCCTCGCTCTGACCAAGGCGAGCAAAGCTCAAGCGGGATATTACCAGAATCGAGAAATGCTAGGGAGAATGGATGAGCGGCTTGGCAACATTGAAAAGGTTGTGAACGAGATTGGGAAGGATGTCAAAACCTTGACGAGGAAGAAGAGATGAAGCGAGCTCTGATAGCAATATTCTTGCTGTTTGTTTTATGCCTGACAGCATCAGCAGACAGCAGAGGAGTCTTGGTAAAGCACAATGGCAGATGGCGAGTTGTGAGAATAAGAGTAAGGCGACTTCACCAAACAAAGCGAAGAAAAAGACGTGTGCGCAAGAGAGTGCGCAGAGGAGTTCTAATTAGACATAGAGGCAGATGGAAAATTGTTTGGATATGCCATAGACAAAGGAGCAGAAGGAGATGAACGTCATTCCTGTTATACCTTGTCATAATGAAGAAGATAGACTGGAAGCAACTCTTCGTCATTTGCTGAGTGGAAGTAAACTACATGACATCGTAGTCGTAGATGACATGTCAGAGGACAACTGTGTGCGGAGATGTATGAGAGCACATGAATGGGATAGATTGGGGAAGCATGGATATGTCACTATCAAGAGAGGTGCGCATATTCACTTTATCAAGAATGGCAGACATGGAGTTGGAGAATGTAGACAGATAGGTGGTGACAAAGCATTTGAACTAGGTGCAACAACCGCTTTCTTTCTCGATGCTCATGTAGCTATCAATCCTTATGATGTCTTAGGTTTGAGTGAAATAGGAGAGGAACGTCAAGCTATTGTTCAGCCAAGATGTCTGGGATGGCCGGTGTCAAAGACTGCGTGCAGATATGGTGGAAATCTAGGATGGCATCCTCGGCGTATTTTGGGAGTCGGATACATAAAGAGGAAACCACCTCCTGAAGATCCTCGTTGGGAAACTCCTACATTGCTGAAGACAAAGGGTCTTATCGGTGCCAATGGATACACAATTCCAAAGGGTGTCTGGGAAAGAATTGGAGGCTGGAGCAGAGAATGCGGGTTGTGGGGCTTCAATGAACAGCTCCTCACTAGCAAAGCCTTCTTCGGAGATGTCCCTCTGTATTGTGACACAACTAGAACTAGCCGTCATTATTTCAAGTCAAGCAAGAAGGGTGAGGGACTTGCTATCAGCACCACAGGATACTGGTATGGGAGATGGGCTGTACTAAGGATGCTGTTTTGTGAAGAGACCTTTAAGAAAGTCTGGTTTCCTCTTCTCGAGAAAAGATTCTGCAACACTACTCTGTGGACAGCAGTCAATCAACCGAAGCTGCTGGCAGAGAGAGACAAGTATCTTCCTCTTAGAATAAGAAGCGAAAAGGAATGGTTCGAGGAATTTCTACCTCATCATAAAGAAGTTTGGGAGGGAAAGTTATGAGACTTGTTTGTGTCCGTTGGCTTGATGCATTCTCTTCTGGAGGGTGGATTTCTCCAGAAGACTTCATGGATGAGCACAAATATGAGGCGAGGGAGACTACATCTGTTGGATATCTTGTTTGCTGTAATAGAAAGGTGGTGTCCGTGAGTCAGACACTCAGTGAGACAGGGATGGTAAGTGACATAATTTCCATCCCACGCTCAATTGTTACGGAGATTGTTGACCTCAAAGAGGTGCGAAGGAGGAAGGGTAAAGTATGAAATTCCATGTTGTTAGACATGAGTTTTTCTTCACTGATATAACTCGGGCTGTTGCAGAGGCGTTTGAGTGCGAAAGAAGTGATAAACCTGATCTAAGGGCAGATGCAAATATCTGGGTCGGCTATATGGCTTATGCCAAATGGCTCAGAACACACAAAGGGAGAAGAACAAAGTATGATGTGGTGATGTTCACTCATCATCCAGGAGGCAAAGCCAAATCTTGGAATAGGGCAGCGAGGAATGCTCATCTCTGCCTATCTATGTGCAAGAAATATCTAGATCAGTTGCCTAAAGACAGAACAGAACTGTGGAACATAGGTTATCAATCAGAATTTGATCCACACCGTAAGATTAGATTCTTCGTTTGTATGAACACTTCGAAGAAAGCTCAGAAGAGGAAAAGAGTTGATTGGTATCAAGCTCTCAAGAAAGAAATCACCAACAGTGAATGGAAGATTTCTGGTGGCTTGAGCATGGAACAACTCATCGAATGCTATGACTGGGCTGACTATTTGGTAGTTCTCAGCATTCTAGAAGGTGGACCTCGTCCTGTTCAAGAAGCTTTTGCTAGATGTAAACCAGTCATTGCTCCTGATGTCGGCTACTGTTGGGAGTATCCCGTTCTTAGATACAGTGGCTTCAAAGAAGTCAAAGCTATTTGTCAGAAACTAGCTGACTCAGCACAGAGCAGTAAATCATCTGTTGATGCAAAAGCAATGAGACTAAGGGAAATTGTAGAGAGCAAACTTCGAGTTCATGCACTCAACCGCCCACAATGCCCCTAAACTACCGCCCACAGCCCCAAATACCCCTACCCCAAGGCTAATTTATAAACAACAGAGTGGTCCTAGAGTTTCCGTGGAGCCATTTTGGGGCTGTACCCTGCCCCTTAGTATCGGCCCTTGGCCTAAAATGCGTCTGAGTCGACTAAAAACTTCATTTTGCCAATTTAGCCGGGGGACAGCACTTGGTTGGGTGAGACAGCACTTAGAGAAACCGCTCCTTCTCGAGGATGGCGTTGTCTCACCCTCCCTCTTTCATCTTCCTTGTTGCAAAAAAAATTTTTTCCAGCCGTAAAAAGGCCATCCTCCAGACCAACACTTACTCCGGAAAGGGGGGAAGGGGGGTTGAGAAGCTTACAACCCTTGATAACTAACCTCGAACTTCACTATCACTTCCTCCACTTACTCCTCTTCCTCTCTTTCCTCCCTCCTTTCCTTCCCTCCACTTACTTCTGCTTTCGAATCTCCCTCCCCTTCTTCTCTTTCAAAACTATCTTAACTTACCTCTACTTAAGTGTCCCCTGAATAGCAAGTTCTGAGAATATCACCTTCAGAGTTGACCTCTATGACACAATGATAGAGTGCCACAGTAACACAGAGGTATAGTGGCACAGTGGTATAGTGCCATATAGTAAAAAAGGTCAAAAAAAAAGTGGATTTTGCGTAAAATAATTTGGAGGAGGACTAATATATAAGTGGAGTGAGGATTGAGTCAGTCAATCTTTTTTATTTAGGAGCGGAGAGATGAGGAAAAAGGAAGAGATCTTAGAAGCGAAGAAGTCGAGGAATTCACTCAAGGTTAGAATCAAGGGGAACAAGATTTTGATCTCAATGGATGTGATGAAGCCAATGAAATCAAATTCAGGAAAGACCTTGTTGATAGCGAGTTCAAGAGGAGTAGCTAAGACTGAAGCAATGGTGAATGACAAGAATGTCTATCTGGTGGTCAATGCTTTTATCTACGAATAGACGAAGAGGAGGTGAGGATAGATGCTAGCCGAGATGAGTTGGTCTTTTAAGCTATTGGTTTGCGCAGGCATGATTCTAGGCTTTTGTGTCTCTTTGAGTTAGTAAACCATATGCGGAGTAAAAAGGAGTGAGGAAAATAAGAACTGAGATTAGCAAGTTCAGAGATTATGGAGCGGGAATCGAAGAAGCAATGAAGCTTCTGTTCTCGCTCTTTTTTTTAAAACTTAGGAGCGGAGATGAGTACATTTAATATGATCTTAGCAATAGCTGAGAGTAGAGGACAGAACAGGGGACCTAGAGAGGCAACAGTGAAGCTCTTTGAAGAAATGGGAAATGGTAGCAGTGAAGCTGAAGACATTTTACTAAGAAGAGTTTTTGGTGGTTCCAAAGAATTGTTTGCTCTAGCTTTATTGGCATGGAGATTAGATAGATTCAACAGTCAAATCAGTGAACTTGGAACTCTTTGTTCAACAGTGGGAGCGGAAAAATGAAACTACTCAAGAAACCTTGGGTGAAAGAATTCAAGAAAAGATTCTTTGCGAAAGTAGGAAGAAGAATCAGAGGGAAATGTTGGGAATGGCAGGGAGCAAAAAATCAGAAAGGCTACGGACTCATAGGAGTTCCATGGAATGGTCCATTTTCAAGGACAGGGTTGGTTCTAGCTCATAGGGCCATGTGGGGAATGATGCATGGTGAGATTCCAGAAGGGATGTGTGTCTGTCATGCTTGTGACAACCCTAGCTGTGTGAATCCTGAGCATCTCTTTCTAGGAACTCAAAAAGACAACATTAGAGATGCAATTAAAAAAGGTAGAGCGTATCAATTGGTCATAGGATACAATGGACCAAAAGGTCCAAGATCAAGAAGCTTGGGGTTTGCATGACAGGAGTGAGATAATGGAAATCTAAAAAAAGCCTTTGAAGGATGTCCCAATGGTCATGGGATCCGGTGATCTGCGGGAAGACTCCTGAAGGAAGAAACATCAGACATCTTTGTGATAATCCTAGTTTTGTGAACCCCGAACTTCTTTTTTAGGAACTTAGAAGATTCTCATCCCAAGAATGTAAGGAGATCACTATGAAAACAATAAAAACGAGAGGAGGAAAGAAGCCTCAGCTTGAGGGAAAGAAGATGAGAAATGAAAAAGGTCAATTTCTACCAGGAGTTAGAGGAGGACCAGGATGGGGACATAGTATGGCATCTAAGAATTTTAGAGAAGCACTGAAAAATGCAGTGACCCTTGAAGATATCAGAAAGATTGCTAGGATGCTCATTAAGAGGGCTAGGAGAGGTGATATAAGGGCTGCTCATGAACTCTTGGATAGACTTATAGGAAAGGCAAAGCAAGAGGTGGGAGTTGAAGTGAGAACACCAGAAGCGATTGAACTCAAATGGACAGAAGTAGAATGAAAAGCCATGAATGTGATTATGCCTCCTCTACATAAAGGACAACTCGAGATTAAGAATTCTAAGGCTCGATTCAAAGTGGCTGCATGTGGAAGAAGATGGGGAAAGACAAGAGAAGCAGCAGCTGAAGGCTTTGCTGAGATGCTGAAGAATAAGAGAGTCTGGTGGGTTGCTCCTACATATAAGATCTGTCAGTATGGATGGAGATTGGCAACTTCATTTGCATTGCAGATTCCAAGGGTAGAAATAAGACTCAGTGATAGAAGCATAACTTATGACAAAGGTGAATTCATATTCAGAAGCGCTGACAATCCTGACAATCTGCGAGGAGAAGGAATTGACTTGCTCATCTTGGATGAAGCAGCGTTCATCCCGAAAGAGGTGTGGACTCAGGTGTTAAGACCTTCATTGATAGATAGAAAAGGCAGGGCCTTATTTTCTAGCACTCCAAATGGAAAGAATTGGTTCTATACCATCTATCTATATGGACAGGATCCAGAAAGAACTAGATGGGAATCTTGGCAGAGACCTTCATGGGCCAATCCCTTTTTACCAAGAGATGAGATTGCTGAACTTAAGAGAGACATGTCAGAGAAGAAATACTCACAAGAGATTGAGGCGAAGTTTGTGGATTTTGAAGGAAGGGTCTTTCCTACTCCAGTGATATCACCCAGAATAAAAAAGCCTGATGGAAGTCCAGTGGTCTTTGGAATAGATATAGCTAGAAGTCCAGATGCTACAACAGTGGGGATTTGTCATGCAAAGAAACCAAGAATTCTAACAGTAGAATCTAGTCACAGAGATTACATGCAGCAATTGAATTGGATTAAGATGCTGGTGGAGAAATGGAAGCCGAATGCAGTTGTGGTGGAAGAGAACGGTGTGGGAGCACCAATCTGTGATGTGTTGTCTAGATTTATCCCATGCCTCATTCCATTTTCTACCACAAATCAATCAAAGCTCGAGCTTGTAGATGCAATGATAGTTGCAATGGAGAAAGAAGGACTGACGTTCCCGAATCAAAAGGACCTGATCCTCGAGATTGAAAACTACACTTGCAAGAAGACCTCAATGGGGAAATACACCTTTGGAGCACCAGAGGGTCTTCATGATGATTTGGTGATGGGAGTCATGTTGGCTCTGTATGCTCAAACAATGGGAAATCTTCCAACAAGAGCTTTTAGGTTGTGAGATTATGAACATAATAAGAAAGATTGGGAAGTGGCTAAGTGGCGACAACATAAGAGGGAAATCTAGTGCCTCTGATTTCAAACAATGGATAACAACGAGTGGAGGAATATCTGGGGCTCTACCAACAGACAAAGAGCTAGAAGATGCCTATCACAGTTCGAGCATTGTGGCGGCATGCGTCAAAGAAATTGTGGATGCAGTCTCTGCTTTCGATCTAGTGGTAGAAGGAGCACCATATATAGAAGCTCTGTTGAAACACCCCTCGCCAAGAACGGATTGGAAGCAATTCATCTCTGATTTCACTAGGAGGTACTTGGTATGTGGAGGATCATTTATCTGGAAGCGTAGGACAAACGGAGTGTTGTCTCAATTGATGAGTGTCCCGACTAGCGCAGTTCATTGGCGTAGAAGCGATGATAAGTTTGCTCTAACGCTATATGATACAATGTCAAGGCGAAGTCAGCACAAAGTGTTGGATTGGAAGGATCTTCCAGGATTGATGATAAAGCACATCTCTAGCACATATCGTTGGAGTTCAATGTTGAGTGCAGTGTGGTCAGAGATACAATTGGATATTCAGAAAAGCAGTTCACAGCACACTATTCTTGAAAACCTTGCAGATGCATCACTTGTCATAGAAAGCGAGCAACCTTCTTCCATGGAACAAAGGAAAGAATTGAGAGAATCAGTTCGGCAGGTAACGGCTGGAAGTCATAAGGGAGGAATCCTTGTGTTACCTCCTGGTTTCAAGGCAAATGCTCCAGGAAAGATGCGGGACATTTCATTGGGAGGCATTTCTAGAATGTGTGAATCTCGTATTTCTAGTTGTCTCAATGTTCCCGCAGTTCTTGTTGGTCTTGAAGTTGGTCTTGAGCATATGACATACAGCAATTATTTTGAGGCTCGGGATTCATTTTATACAGAGACAATTGTGCCTTTGACTGGTCTTATTGGAGGGTTCCTCACGAGGGTGTTGTTGGAAGACGAGGGGATTTCGGGAAAGATTCGTCTTGAACAACATGAAGAACCCACCGTAGCGCCTCCTGTGAATGAAAGGATAGAAGAAGATGCCAATTCCAAAACCCAGAACGAATGAACCTAAGGAGGACTTTTTAGAGCGCTGTATGGCCGACTCTGTTATGAATAATGAATATCCTGACAAAGATCAACGCTATGCTGTGTGTAATGAGCAGTGGCGTAAGAAGGCGAAGGTCTATAAGGATGTTGATGCGAAAGTGACTGAAGGTTCTTTTCATGGTTATGCTGCAACATGGGATATAGATCAGCAAGGAGAACGCTTTGTGCGTGGTTGCTTTGCGAAATCTATTCAAGAACGAGTTGCGGCAATTCCTGTCATGGTCAAGCATGCTGGACATGGTGGAGATGTCTTGGAACAGGTGGGAATGCTGACTGGAGCACATGAAGATGAAATCGGTCTTGCTGTGTCAGGCAGGTTCCACACGGATGCTTTGTCAGAGAGTGTTCGACAAAAGGTGATAGATGGAGCACCGAAGTTTATGAGTGTGGGATTCCAGCGCATACAAGGTCGAAAAGTCAGTGATATATATGAACATACTGAAGTGAAGCTATGTGAAATAACTTTAACGAACTTCCCTGCGAATCCGCAGGCGAAGATATTGGATGCAAAGTCCATGAGGCCGCAACCACTCACAGAGAGCCGGAAGCACCTTCAGTGGATGGAGCAGGAACGTCTAAGGCTAAGACTATTGGAGGTATCTTATAATGCGAGATAGATTATTCAAGAAAGCTCAAGAGCTTCTTGCAGAGTGTGAGAAGCTGGAAGGAGAAGAGCTTGAGCGTAAGAAAGCAGAGTATGGAGCTGCTATTGAAGCAATTAAGCAACATGATGAACTAGCAGCTCTTGCTCCAAAGACGAAAGAAGAGAAAAAGACCCCGATTATAGAAGTGAAGAGTTCTGATAAAGAGCTCGAAAAACACTTCATGGATGCAATGCGGGGTAAGACAATTCCGGACAGGGCGATGGATGAGTTCACTGTAACTAATCCTGGATTTAATGAGGGCAAAGGTGGACTTAGAGTTCCCAAGTCGTTGGCAAAGAACTTCATCCTCCCGCGTGTTTGGGAAAAGATGGAAGGTAAGGCGATTCCTACTGTTTCTACGGATGATCCTGGCCCTGCGGCAACTTTTCAGCTGCCTATTGGCCCCGTGCTGCATGCTGAAGCAGAACCTCCTCGTTTGATGGAGTTCGTGAACTCGATTCCCGCTCCTCTTGGTGGGATGAAGTTCCCAGTCATCAGACAGACGGATGAGAACGAGTACGGTGCGGTCTCTGTGACGTGGGGTGATGAGGCAGGAGAGAAAGAAGAAACTGAGCTCATGATTGACCAAATTGAGCTCAAGACGCATGAGGTCAGGGCCTACACCGAGGTCAGTAACACTGCGCTTCGTCGTAGTGCTGTGTTTGAACCTTGGTTGACCAGGATGTTTCGTGAGGCTACGGCGGATGCAGTTGAGACAGCAATCTGTGTTGGGAATGGTGTGACACAGCCTGAAGGTATCTCTGCTGCTACTATCCGTGAGGTCTTGAGGACTGGGTCAGGCATTCAGTACGCTGACTTGGTGAACCTTAAGTACGCGCTGCGGTGGAATCATCGTAGTAGAGCTGCATTCATTGTGCAGGATGATGGTCTACAAGCACTTGAAGTCCAGATGGGTGCTGTTGATAATAGACCGATCTACAACTCCAGCGTTGCGGAGGGTATGTACACAAGGCTGATTGGCCTTCCGTATTTTGGGTCTCACCGGATGCCTGACTTGAATGAAACTGGAGACATTGTGTTGATGGCTCCTGAAGCGTATATGCTAGCTCTTGAAACGGACATTGTGGTGAAGAGGTCTGAGCACTATAAGTTCAGGAACAATGTGACAGCATTTGCAGTCTTTATGCTTGTAGGTGGCAGAGTTGTTCTGCCGAGACTCGCTGTCAGGTTGATGTACGAAGGTGCGACGACTACTTCCAGCACAGAGGAACCCGTGTAAGAAAAGTAGAGTAATCGGAGGAATGAGGGGGGGATCTCACATTCTCCCCTCATTCAAATAAAAGGAGACTGAAATGTTTGAATGGATACCTTTGATCTCAATAGGTGCGAATGTAGTCTTGGCGATTGTGGGTCTTTTTCAACACAAGAAAAAGAAGACTCTCAGTGATAACATTGAGATAGTTAGTAAGGGACTCAGCATAATAGAGAACGCCATTGAGGACAACAAAAATACTATTAGAGAGACCAATGTGGGTCGTGAGATTACAAAGACAATTAAGAAATATGGTCCAGTGGCTGAGGAAGCTGTTGATTTAGCCCGTAGCCTTGCCCGTCAATTAGATAGCAAATAAGTAGGGAGAAACAAGATGGCAATCGTCTTCTGCACAACCTACTCTCCTGAGGAGATGTCAGGGAGGGCTATAGACTTTGTTGAACGATACTGTTCTATCTGTATAGAGCCTACGGAGATTGTAGAAGAAGTTGATGGTGGACACCATTCTCTTCTTCTTAGCAAAGGGCCTGTGACTGGGATTATTAAAGTCAGTGACATGTTTGTGGGTGAGGATGTAAAGGCAACTGGTAACTGGCGACTCTCAGTAGATGGCAGGGTTGTTGCAATAAGAGACAATTATTGGGGACGTGGTGAGAATAGATTTCGTGTCACTTACACAGCAGGCTATGAGGAACTGCCCGAAACTCTGGAGAGACTAGTTGAGGAGATTGAAGATTTGATTGCAGCTGGTGAAGCATCTGGAGATTTGAAGAGTGAGGAGTTTGGAGGAGTTTATAGCTACGTTATGGCTACTCTACAAGAACAAGCAGCATCACCTCTATTCCAGCGTCTTAACCTTTGGAGGCGGCTGTGAGAACACCATCTAAGAGAATGTATGCTCATACTGTCTTGGTGGAACGAAGAGAGGAAGTCCCAGATCCTCTCGATGGCAATGTCCCTCTAGCAGATTGGACAACTGTGATAGATGATTTGCCTGCTCATGTCACCGCTGTTGATGCGTCAGAGGGACAGGTCTTAGGTACAGTTGAAGTGCCCATTACTTACAAGATCATGGTTCCTAGTGATGGCAGTGTTGTCAGAGATGGTGATAGAATCGCTATTTCAGGTGTAACACAGAAAGTGATTGTTGAGCATAAGATAAACGTTGGTGCAAAGAATAAACTATATCTGGTGTTATGTCATGATGAACCATAGACCAAAGGCTCGAGTTCTCTTGAGAGCAATAGGAAATGAAATTGTGGAAAAAGCTAAAGAGCATTGCCCTGTGAGAACTGGAACACTAAGAGATTCGATTAGGATTCTAGAAGTGAATGATGATGGTGTAGAAGTTGGAAGTGATGTTCCCTACGCTCACTTTGTAGAATATGGCACTGAGAAAATGTCACCAA